TTACTCCTGCTGAAGATGATACTACATTTAGAGAATACAAATATTCTGCAACTGATATACATGACTTTACATCATTCCAACTTAAAATAGTAATGAAAGGAACTAATTCATCATATCCACCAGTATTAAGAGATATGAGAGGAATTGCATTGGCTGTCTAATATGAGTAAATTACAAGTTGAAGGTTTTGCAAGTTTAGTAAGAGATACAAACTCTAACGCAATTGTAAATGTAAATAAGTCTGAATATCAACTTTATATGAGTAGATATAAAGCAAGAGAAAAACAAAGTGATGTTTTAAGAGATACAGTAAAAGAAATAAATACTTTAAAGAGTGAACTATTTGAAATTAAAAAACTATTAAAAGAGGTTATTAAAAAATAATGGCTGTAAAATTCATATCAGAAACAGATACACTTGAAACGTTTAGAACACAGTTCAATTCTCTAGCGGCAAGTGATTTTGGTGATATTGCAACACTTGACTCAAATATTTCTGCAACATCAGTTATAGGCGCTGTAAATGAATTGTATTCATCAATTGCAGGAAGTTTATCATTTGATATTACTGATGGCTCTAATACACAATCAATTTCAAACACTCAAGCAATTACATTTTCAGGCACAGCAAATCAAATTAGTGCTGTAGTTTCTGCTACAGATACAGTTACATTTTCTTTACCAAGTGATGTAACAATTACAGGTGAATTTACTGCACAAGGAACTGGCATTCATTCATTAGGAACTATTCAAGTTGCTGGTAATACAATTAGTTCATCAAATGCTGATACAATTACAATTGATGATAATGTCACTTTATCCACAGGAAAAGTTTTGACTGTAGATACTATTTCAAGTCTAACTAATTATATTGATTTTGGATCAAAAAATTTATCAACTGACGGGTTTTTCTACACTACACAAAGTAACGGTGGGTTTGTGTTTGAAGGGACAACTGTTGATAACTTTGAAACAATTTTAGCAGCTGTTGATCCAACAGCGGACAGAATTATAACACTTCCAAATGAAACTGGTACAGTTGTAACCACAGGCAGTTCTGGTGTTATTACAGGTACAATGATCGGTACAGATACAGTTGGAGAAGCAAACATGGCCAATGATGCAATTGGACAAGATCAACTTAAAAACGTTATTACACTACAGATTTTAAACTCATCAGGTGTAGTTGTAAAAACATTATATGGAGCAGGCGCATAAATATTATAAATAGATTTATTAATATTAAATAATGGAGATATTATGGCAACTAGAATACCTTTATATGAAGTTAGTGGAAATTTAAGAGAAATGTCAACTGCAATGGTTGACTCGATAGTAGATCAAATAATTTATCAATACTCATTAAATCCTAGTGTTGCATTATCAGTAGTTAGTTCAGGTGGAAATTTAGGAACAATTACAGATACTAGAAAAAAAGCTGGTGCTTATTCATGGACCCAAACAGCATTTCCAAGTGAAGCAACAACAGCAGAACCAGGCACAGTAACAGTAAATTACTCAAAAATAAATTCATCAACAGCAACTGTATCAACAACAGCAGATACAGGAAAAACTTGGCCTGTATATTATAACGGAAGTGGTCAAATACAAGCAATGAGTTTACAAGACGTAAAAGATACATTTTTACATCCAGCAATAAATTTATTAACCGCTGCAACAACGACTACGCAACAAGCAGGAACGTATTTTATATCATCAGCAACAAGTGTGTCTGGTGCAACAAGAATTTCATCAACTGCTGTATTTAGTGATACAAGAGCCAATACAAGTTTATATACAGCTGGTGGTATTCCAGAAACACTGGATCAACCAACAACAATTACAAATTATTATTTGTATAGAGTAAATGGATCAGCACCATCTTTTACATTACCATATGCTATCAACGAAGATGAGAATATTCATCAATATACATCTACCACATTTAATTCATTGGTGCAAGAATGGATTAGATATACTGCTGCTTCTTCTACAGATGGATATAAAATAACTTATAATTTAGGATCATCTGGTTCCGGAAATATAAGAGGTTCTGGTATGGCAAATACTATTTTAAATGGTTCTGGTAATTATCAAACACGATATGTAAACACAGACGATTATAGAGCACAAGAGTTTCCAAATGGAACAGCAGTAACAGCAAATACCTATTACTTGCGTATAAATAAATCGTAATATAATTTATTAATGAAAGGACATTATGTTAACTGAAGAATTTTTAAAAGATAATTTTTTAACTGCATATTTTATAGATAATGAAAGACAAAATATAGAAGTGCAAACAACAACTGAAGATAAGAAATCAGTATTTACAACCATCATACCATACGAAGAAAATAATCCTCAATATCAAGCACTTATAAAGTACATGAATATTGATGAAATACATGAATCAACATATCAAAAAAATAAAACAGAACAAGAACAGTTTGAAAAATCTGTAATGAGAATAGCTGAAAAAGAAGGATTAGTACTTAGTGAAAATCGTTTGGATACTAAGTTTTATCCAAGAATTATACAAGCTTTACTTGAAGAGGTTGACAATATTGATCAAATATTTGCTTTAAAATTAGCACTTTTTGAGCATAAAGCTATTAGTGATTCAAAAAATGATGACGCAAAGAAAAAATTAAGACAGGCTAAAGACAAATTAGAAGCTCTTAAAGTTGCAATTGATATTGTAAGCAAATAATGATTGGTTGTGAAAACTCTTATAATATTAATAGACTTTTATGGACATCCCTCTTTAACTTCCGACAAATATAGTGATAATGTAAGATATTCAGCTTTAGCAGAAATATTATCTTCAACACATATTGATAGAGAAAAATGTGTATTATTTTCAACATCAATTAATAAATTTGATGAAAGACTAAAAGAGCTTAGAAATATAGCTCTTCATAATGCATTTAAATGGATTATACCAACTGAAAATGAATCTAACGATAACATATACTCTATAGATTACTTAAAGTTAAAACTACAACAATATTTAAATTTTAATTTAGATAAAGAAGATACACAAGTAATAGTAACTGGAACAAACACTTCAGGATGTGTATTTAAAACTAAAAAAATTGGTGCTTATCACTTTGTAAAAGCTGGTTACAAAACAAAAATTTATTTACCTATGTGTGCTGAATATGAACACAAAGGTATTAATGATTTTGAAAGAAATTCAAATGCCTTTGCACAATTATATAAAAATATAAAAAAATTTGACTGTTTTGATATAGACATTTGTAAAGACTTTTCAGATTTGAGATTACCTTATCTTTAAAAAATAATTAGAATACCAACCCGTCCAACCTTTCTCTTGTAAGTGGTGCATTTGACCGAGTGTACACATACTATATGATAATGGCTTATAGTAGATATAATTTTTTATTGAAGGACATATCTTATCAAATGTTTCATAATCTATGTTTTTATAATACCACTCATCACTTCCTCTAATATAAGAAGCCACATACTCTTTATCATTCTCTTTAAATTTGTCCCATATATATGATACATCACCAGTCCATGATACAATAGATGAATTAAGTGGTGTGTGGGCTCGATCTCTCCACCATGTATCATCTAATAGTGTAAAGTTCTTTCGTACAAGATTAGGAAGTTTGTTGTAAATAATAACATCTAAATCGAAATATAAATTTTCACCATCTCGGAACTTATCATACATTTGAAATTTATTAAACCAATTGCCATATAGGTCTTCTTCTATAACTTCAAAGCTATCATACTTTAGACCAGAGTACTTATCAATCATATGTTTTAGATTATCAACGTGCCATTGAGTAAACTTACTACCAAATCTGCAACAAATTATTCTCATATCATCAACTTTGCATCAACTATATTAATAGACCTCTCGTAAAAAGGAATTATTCAATTTCTATAAGTTTAATATCTCGGAAACGTTCGGTGTTAGTAGATAGTGATGGTTTTTCAGGTAAGTGATGAATATTGCCGTAAGGATCAACTGCTTTATCTGAAGTTCTTATATCTACGATTTTACATTGTCTATATTTCCAACCTCTAATATCTCGTTCATCACCTTTATCATGTAAAGAAAGATTGTGGCCATTAGCAGCACCAATTACTAATTCATAATCATCAAATTCATTTCTCGGTCTACCTTCTTGTGGATAACCTATTCCTAAACCATATAACATTTTTTTCTTTTTATGAACGTAAATATCATCAAAAAGACCTAATCTACGTTCCCAATTAAAATCACAATCTGGACCTTGACTGTTGTTTTTATTACATCCTGTAGCATATCCTAATTCAGCTGCAGCTCTCATAACTAATCCTAGTGCTGTACCTACAGCTACCAAGCCATTTTCCCATCTAGGAGCATGATCAGTTTTAGCGGTTGTTCCATCAACCATTGAATTTCTTGCTGTAGGCGGATGTTTCATAACAAATAACATAAAAAAGTTGGCATTTACTTGAGGATTTCTCCAAGTTGCTGGTGGTCTATTAGATATGTCACTTGAATGAGTTGAACCCCACGTCCACTTGTATAATTCTTCGATTGTTTTTCTTTTATATGTGTAGTAGACATCATAATATGCTTCATGTTGTTTTGAAGGAGCATTTTGTGCTACCCACAAAAGATAGTCAATGTGTTCTTTAGGAATTTCTTTTGAATGATCCCAATTTCTTTGACATTTTTGTATTTTTTCTATATACTCTTTTTGTTTTTTTATATCAACCATAAATATCTTTTTATTATTTATAATATTTTTTAAGTTCTGGAAATACGTCAAATAAGTTCATTTCCCATTTAGTTCCTTTATAAGCTTTATCTTGTTTTAACATGTAATTCAATGTATCTTGGAAATCATTGTCTTTTTCTTCAGGCAATTTGAGTGCAGCTTGTATGTCTGGCCAACCTTCATATTTTGATATTAACTGTTCTTTTAATTCTTTAGGTAAATTGTTTACTCTTAATGATTTAGGTCGCTCTATCATCAACCAACCAGCACTTCTAATACCAGGATTTTCTTTACAATATTTAATAACCTCATCAAAACGTAAAACACTAAAACACGTAACTACTGAATTTACATCAACAAAGGCTTTACCTTGATATTTTTTTGAATTTAGTAGGTCTATATTATCTTCAATTTCTCTCCAATTTGATCTTCTTCTTAAATATTCAGCATATTGACCAACACCGTCAATAGATGCAGTAAATGACGTTTGTTTAAATTTTGGAACAAAGTCTATAAATTTATGATTACCTTCACCTAATTTAGTAAGATTAGTTTGAAATTTAACTACAATATTTGGGGCATGACCTGTTTTAACTATTTCAGTTAAAAAATCAAAATATCTTTTCATTATTAATGGTTCACCGCCTATAATTTTTATACTATTTAAATAAGGTGCAAGTTCTTTTATCTGTTCAATAACTTCTTTTTTATCTATTTTATTTAAATTATCTTCAACAAGTTTAATTTTTCTAACTGTATTTTTCATTGACCCAAACATTTTTTCACTATATACTTTGTGTTTATTCATCATATCAATACGCATGGATGAGCTGTCATGGTTACACATATGACAATCTAAATTACATTCTATTCCAAATGATTTCAGTTGTATCTGCATTATTCTTTCATCAAAAGTCCAAAAACCTGTTTTTTCAAACATTCTGACATTTCTTTCAATTGCATCCCAACGACCTTTACTGTTTGACTCTCTCCACATGTGATGTGTTCTTCTGGATTTACCGTAACGTTTTTCATCACTAATACATCTTATGCAATGTTCGTTTATAGCTTTAGTACCTTTTGAAGGATCTAACATTTCTTTTCTAAGATTATTAAGATAATCACTATCTTCCATCCATGATTTTATTGAAGTGTTGTTTATATTGTGTTTATCACTTTTACCTGCAAGACAACAAGCTTTGTACGAACCATCTAATTCTATAAACATTTCAGCAAATGGATGAACACAAAACCAACTTCTCTTATCTTTTGCCCTATTCATAATAGAATTAGGATCTTTTTTACGTTCTTCACCCTCTTTTGATAAAGTTGAAAACCAATCTGACGTATCAACATCTCCTGGCCTACTATTAGATACAGCAGCCATCTTTTTTTCTTTAAAAATTTTATCTTTTGTCATTATAACCAGTACTTTTTTATAAACATGTCATTGTGAGTATGTATGTTTTTGTTTACACCCAAAAAATGAACAATTTTTATTTTATCATTTACATCATCTAATATCATATAGTCAGTATTAAATTTTTTAGAATACATTTTATTTAGCACCATTCGTTCTCTATTAGTATCAGCATATTTAGCTATCCATTCAGCTGGTATTTTTTTTATTTTACTATTATACTGTTCTAATTTCCAATTAACAAAATTTTGTTCTCCATAATATTTGTAATGAACATCACCTTTGTTGTAGTAATGAAGCTGCCAATACTCTGGATTTAATGAAAAATCATCCCATATAAACTTCAAACTACCCGATTTAAACTTGTAAAATCCTCCGTTTATAGGTAAAACTACTTTTTCTGCAAATTGATTGGTTTTACTATTCCACCAGCTTTCATACGTTAATAATTCGTTATCATTGACAGGATAAGATAGTATTTGATCTATATTATTAACAATTACTTGATCTATATCCATAATAATAATATCATCATTTGGTTGTTGATAACCAAATTGTGGACTAAAAAACTTTAACTTATGCCAATGTTTTTTTATATTACTATGATGATTGTATGGTAATACAAGATCAGCTTCAACGTCCGTATCACTTAGACATATAAATTGAAATGGTACTGAGCTATTTCTTTTTAGTGATTTATACAACCTAGAAACATAATCAGGAGTATATGAACCTTTAAAATATACTGTGCATATTTTAAGCATTATAAGCTCTCCACACTATATCAAATCTTTTATTAATAGCGTGACATAAGACTACTTCATTTGGTATATATCCTTGATTGTAAAAGAAATAATGCCATCTATCTTCTAACCATTGAACATTAACATTATTTTCTGCTAGTTTAACAGCAAAAAGCGTTTCGTTATCCCAACCAAAAAAGTTTGTTATTTTTTCAGGAAAAAAATCGTGTCCTTTTGTAAGTTTACCCATTTCATTTAAATCAGATTTAAAGTTATCAAAATATTTTAACTGTTTTAGATGATCTTTATTAATTCCTACAATACCTGTATTAACAACATTATGTTTGATGTCTAACCCTCTATCCATTAACATGGCTTGGGCATTATAATATTTTGATGTTGGACTTCTTATAGTTTGTGTATGATCAGTAACTTGACTCATCTGTAAAACTTTGTGAGTGTTATGGTGTATAGCAATCCCTTTTGACAAATCCCATCTTTCAAAAAAGTTATCAGATTTCATAGGTATAACGTCAAAATCTAAATAAAGTATTTCATCATAATTTTTTGCTAATTCATATAGAAGATGTAATTTATAAAAATTTACTATATTGTATGTTGTTAAAAATGGATATTGTGATTTTAATTTGTCTTTGTAAAATATAAAAGCACTATCATACTCAAACATTTTAAAAGGTACATCTATTTGATTAGCATACCATTTTTTGCAGGCTACTAACTTAGAATAGTTTTGTTTAAATGCATCTTTAGTTACATAATTTATGGGTGTATGATTTTCTTTAAGTATATTTTTATCAAATATATCTAATTCATCTTTTGGAATGTCAATGTAAAAACTATATATTACTCTTTTCATAATTTACCTACTAATATAAATCTTGTTCCTCTATCATCTTTAATATTATCTTCAATTAATACCTTAGCGTTTTTAGGCAATTGATTTTTAAATTCCTCAATATTATTAACACAGTTAATATGACCTTCTATATTAAACATATTATTAGATGTAAAAGCGAAATAAGCTTTAGACTTATCTAGTGCCTTTAAATCTTTCATTGGCTTCATATGTTCACAAGAAGTATTAATAATAAGGTTTGCATATCTTATTCTACCATATCTATTTTCATCAAACACATCACTTGTAATAAAATCTAAATTTTTATAATGTTTAAATAATCTTTGTTTTGCTATACTAATAACATTTTTATCTAAATCAATTAATGAAATCCTTTTTGCTTCTTTAAAAGACGGAATAAAGATACTTCCATACCAACTACCTAATATGGTTATTTCTGAATCACTATTTACAATATTTAAATCTCTAATATGAGATATAATTTTTTCTTTTGACAAAAATTGATTAGGACTATATGAGTCTAATAGATCGCTATTGTGTCTTGCCTCAGCTATTATATTTTTAAATAATTGTAAATCAATTTCCATTATAATTTATATTCTTCAACTGTTTCGGTTGCACCAAAATCGTAATAACCATATGCCCAATACTTTTCTCTACAAGGCCAACATCTTTTACAAGGTTCTATTCCGTGTAATTTATATGGCAAATTGAAAAAATCTGGTTTAGCATATTCTTTGTACATTTCTATTTCGGTCTCACAAGTTTCAGTTACAGGAAAAAGTGTTTTGTCTAAACCTAATTGTTTTACCCATTCTGCGACTTGACGTTTGTTTTTGTTACGAAACGGTCTAAACTCATACTTGTAAACACCGTTTAAATTTTTTTTAGAAATCAATTTATCTCTTTTATGATTTCTATCTTCTGGAAACTTACGCAACTCACCTGTAATTATTTTAGGTTGTTCATCTATTGGTGGATTTAAAGTTTCACCAGAACAATACATATGTAAATCTGAATACTTATCATATAATTTTGTAAACCATTTTCTTTGAAAAATATCTTTAGGATTATATTTTTTACCAGTTTTTTCAAATTCTTCTATCATCTCAGGTGTTTTTACAAATCCACTTGTATCAAAAAATGCAATTTCATTATTCAAAAGAGTACTATTTGGATTTAATATTCTCAAAGCATTTACTACTTTTTTTACTGAATCTATAGCTGCAGGTCTTAATTTATTATACATTGTTATAGGTAATATTTTTTTATTAGGATACCTAGACATGAATAAGTAGGTCATAAACGCAGAGTCTATGCCACCACTTAATCTAATTCCTATTATATCTTGTTTAGATATTATTTCATCAATGTCTGGTGTAAACACTTCATCTAGTATTTTATTTAATTTTTTTATATCCATTTTATTATTTCCTCCATTTCAGGTTTCACATCCTCATGTTCTTGTTTTAAATATTGCAAATCTTCACGTCTATATCTTTCAGCATATCCACAACTTATCATTACAATAGGTCTGGTTTTTACCATATGTAAACCAACATTATGCCATTGTTCAGGTCTTCTTTTAAAACACGAGTTGTAAGATATATCAAGTCCTTCTTCTAATAAGTAGTTTGTTAAATTAGCAACAAATATTCCAACTTCAACCGCAACACTATCAACTATTTTTTCAATATGACTTTCAAAACCTTGATCATAAAAGTGGCCTGTTTCAATTTGTCTTTGATAAAATTTATTTGGAGTAGAAATTCTACTATGTATTGTAATTAAGTAAGGATTTTCTTTTATATGTCTGTAGTATGGATTTTCATACTCACCTAATTTGGCACCTTGAGTTTTTGTTGCTTGATTGTCTGCAACAGCTTTGTTTTCAACATCAGCGTGACATTTAACAACTAAGCTATGTATTGCGTCTTTATATATTTCTTTATCAGGTCCCCACACAAGAGCTTGATAAGCCATTGCATTATTTTTAGATGGAGAAGTTTTCCATGCCTTATATAATGCTCTTTCTATTATTTCTTTAGGTGGTATATCTTTTTTATAAGTTTTTACGTGTTTTCTTTTTTGTTCTAATAAATCAAATAAGTTGAGTGCTACAGAATATATTTTAGTCATTTAATACCTTTGCATATTTTCTCATAGGAAAATGTCCTTTTGGTTGCACCCATTCAGTACAAGTTTTACAATAGTTTTCATATTTAAATAACCTAAAGTTCATCATCTTATCAATATTCTCTTTTGTCAATTCAAAAGTTTTAGATAACTCTTTATTATTAGCAAACTTTTTACTACAATGTACAATATGTTTCTTTTCAAAATCAATAACAGGTACCATAGGAAAGGCTGCACACATTTTACGATCAATCTCATCTGCTTGTATAACATCTGTAAAATCTTTTGATCTGCCATTAAATGCTTTCCACATTGTATTTTTATGGTTTAATTTTTTCAATACTTCAGGATGATTATCTTTGTATTTGTAATAGTTAGGTGTTCTTACAACAACGTTATAGTTGTTAAAATCATTTTCAGGTATATAATCAAAGTTACCTAGTTTTGTTACTTCATTTTCATACCAATCTAATATATTATGTTCAACATAAAGTATATCTTTATCTTCAAGTATATGTGGATATCTTTTACGAACAAATGAGTTTGATAATACTGAACATATAAAGTTAGGATATTTTTTTATTTCGTTTATTACGTCATCTAAGTTTTTAATAAGGCCAGGCTCACCGCCCAATAGACATATTCTGATTTTATAATTTTTAAGATAATCTAAAGTTTGTTTTAAAAAATTTATATCAACTGTTAGATTTCTCATTTCTAAAGTATAACTTGTACAATAGTGGCAATTCTTATTGCAAGACATTGACAAAAAGAAGTCTATAGCTAAATAATTATCTTGTATTTCGTTTAAGGTTTTCATAAAATTTATTAAATGCAATTTTTAATTTTGTTTTGTTTTTAAAAGGTGCATCTTCAATATATTTTGGTGTTTGATAGCATTTTTCAATAATATAATCGTAAATATCTTCAGTTGTTTCATTAAGAAGTTCTTTATCAAATAAGTCATCACCTAATATCTTTTGTATGCTGTTAATGAAATTATTTTGTTTATGTTCAAGTGTTATTATAATTGTGTTTATAATTTTATCAACTTCTTCTTTTGTCATGTATGGATGAATAGGTAAAGTTAATATAGTATCACATACAATTTTACTTGCAAAAGTTTTATCTTTTCTGTGTTCAATGTTTTTGTACATAATGTTTTCAGATAAAGGTTTGTTATAGTGTACTTTTGCGTTTAGTATATTTTTTAACTTATCTCTATCTTCTTTGTTTTGTAATCTAATAACATATTTGTGATAGTTATGATCAAGGCCGTTTGTTGTGGATTGTATTGTAACATAATCTTTTAATTGTTCATCATAATATTTTGCTATTTCTTGTCTTTTAGATTGCCATTCTTTTATTCTATTTAATCTAAAGTTTATAAATTCAGCGTTCATTAATAACATCTTTGAGTTATATCCTAACATCTCATTGTTACCGTGTTTTCTTAATTTTTTAAATATCTCTGCTTTATCTTTATCATCTGTAAGTATAGCACCACCTCCTGCAATACCAGCAACAACTTTGTTTGCGTTAAAACTTAATGTTGATATATCGCCAATTGATCCTGCTTTAACACCATTAAGACTTGCACCTAGTGATTGAGCTGCGTCTTCTACAAATGCAATGTTTTTCTCTTTACAAAAATCTATTATCTCTTTTGTGTCTGACATATTACCAAATAGATGTGGATAAACTATTGCTTTGACTTTATCCGAATACATACGTTTAATACTATCTAATGACATATGATAAGACGATATATCAATTTCGCAAAATACAGGTGTTGCACCGACTATGGATATGCAAGATGCAGTAGAAATCCAAGAAAAATTAGTTGTCAATACCTCATCACCTTCTTTTATATCTAAACTTCTTAAAGCAAAATGTAATGCGTCTGTGCCATTACTACAAGCTACAGCGTATTTTCTACCTGTGAGTAGTTTAAGTTTATCTTCCAAAAACTCAACATTACTTTCTTGTTCTTTTTGCATTGACTTATCAAAAAGTTCTAGGTATTCGTCTTTGTGTTCTAGGTATTCTCTATCCCAACCTGTCATATATAAACTCCGCTAGTTTTTCTTGCCCTTGTTTATTAGGGTGTAAATCAATTTTTGATATTCTATCAGTAGTATTGTCTAATACTTTATCAGATAAACTATAACCATTTAATCTTGGATCAGTTGGCCATCCTATAAAGTTATTATTAATAATTTCATAATATGGACTATTGTGTATTTGTGCCAAGTATTTTTTTTCTTCTTTCTCTTTCCATTCTTTTTCCTCTTTTGTTAATTGATGAGGTTCATTTAAAATAGGTATTTGTTTAATAAAATCATCAGGAAAGTCTTTTGTTCTTTTAGCAATTAGTTGTTGCCATAGATAACCTTTAAACAAGTCTATCATTTGAAGTTGTTTGTAAGGTAACTTTAAATTTTCACAAACCATCTGAAAACTATAATAATATCTTAATGATCTGTCTATCCAGTAATTCATACAACCCTTTGAATCATACATATCATTTGTCCATTTTGCTTTATTAAGATATAAACTTTCTATCTGATAGTCACGTCTAGGTGCTGTACTCCAAGCTGCAATAACTAAACCTATTTTAGAGTGATCAATAGTTTGTAATTTATCAATTATATTACTATAGATGTATTCTTGTCCTGCACCTGACTCACTTAAATTTATAAGTTCCATGTCTATCTTATCAGCAAGTAATTGTGGCCATTTAGGCCAACTGACATCTAATTTGGGATGATGTATGGACGTCCATCTTTCGTTTGAATAACTACATCCACTTACTAATAATATTTTTTTCATTCTATAAAATTTGCAATATGTTAAACAATATTTTTTTTTTCTACTTTTCCTTCATTATTAAAATACGTTTCTTTTTTTATTTTATCTGTTTCTTTTCTTTTTCTACAATGATGAATACATGTGGGTAATATTTTATCTATATCGTGGTTTGCTAGATTTGTGGCAAATTCTATCCACTCTTTGGATAAAACAATTTCATCAATAGATTTATGTTCACTTATTTTACTTACTTTTAACATTTTTTGCATTATTGGATGATTTAAAGTTTCTTTTTCATCAATCCAACAACATGGTATCAAATATCCCCTATTTGTAACAGCTGCTAATTGAGCATATTTACCTTCTTTGTTTTTTGGAGTTATCATACATTTAGGTTCTAATTCTATTTCTCCAGCAATTTCTTTTATAACTCTTTTACGACTACTATCGTATTCTAAAGATTTATCTCGTTTTTGTTTTGGCATCTAAGGCAAACTTTTCATTCTTTGGTTTATAGGGATCATTATCATCAAGCCACCTTGACGACTGTAATACTAAAAATTTAACTCCACTATCTTGTGCTAATTTCTGTGCTTGTTCAACATGGTTTTCATTATAACTAAAAACTATATATTGCCATATGGGAGTTTTACGTAAATATTTTTTTGACTCGACCATAATATTAAATAATTTTTCACCATCTTGGTTAATTCTGTATTTATGACTTTCGTTTGGTAAACCATCTATTCCAAATATCCACTCTGCATATGGATTTGATTTAAAACTTTCAATAAAATATTCTCTAGGTTTAAGTGAAGAGGCGATGTGAACTTCACACTTTACTTCTTTATTTTTTAACATTTTAAGTATTTCTGCAAATTTAGGATGATGAAGTGGATCTGATAACTGACCACAAAAAACAAATGCTTTATAAAAATCTGACAGCTTATCAATTTCTTCTAAAGTTAAATCATACCCATACACTTTTTTACCTTTATCTAAAAAACCAGTTTGTCTTTGGCATCTAGGACATTGAAGTGGACATCTAAATCCTATATCAATGTTAATTCCTTGTGTTCTTTTTAAAAACTTGCCAATGTTATCTATTTTACTCATGTTTTAATCTTGTGTATAAAAACTCTGCTATTTGTTTGTGGCCATTTTCATTAGGATGTTTATCATACTCACCTATTGTATTATCTTTATGGTTTGGTAATATCACTTTTTCCTCAATAGTAAATCCTCTTTGTTTTTCTACTGATGGCCAACCTAAAAAGTTTTTAGTGTTAATAAACTTTTGATATGAAAATACTAACTCATGCAATATATAACGGTCTTTATCATCTCCGTTATATTTATATCGTTTTTCAAAGTTTGGATTTTTAGAATTTTCTACAAGTTCCTTTTCAGTTTTTAAAAGTCCTGATAGCCAACCTTCATATAAACTCAGCATTTGAAATTGACAATAAGGTAAGCTATATCTTTCACATATATTTTGTATTATAATGTAGTGTAAACATGTTTCTCTAACCCAATAAAATACATCGCCAACTCTATCTAATCTTTTATTACGCCATTGAAAATTTTTTAAATATCTGTCATTACTTTTATTACTAATAAATTTTTTGTATTCTTGCCAATCATCTCTATTTGATTGTGACCAAGCAGCTATTACTAGACCTATTTCCTCTTTAGGTGTTTTTTCAATTGTTTCAACCAATGTTTGTAAAATGTATCTGTTGCCAGCACCGTTAAGACCTAAATTAATAACTTCCATATTCAACTTCTCAGCTAATAACTTGGGCCATTTTGTCCATGAACAATCTAAATTTGGATAACCAGAAGATATAAAATTATCAGTTGTAAAACTACAACCACTAACTATAAGTTTTTTTTTCATAGTAATTTTAAAAGATTTTCAATTTTATCTTTATATTTAGTTAAACACATAGCTGGCCTATTCCAATAAACACTACCACCATCTCGTATGTTTTTATCTCTAGCATAGATTATTTTTTTTCCTAACCATTTACACTCTTGTATTATTCTTGGTGCAGGATCAAAATTAGGTTTTGTATAAACATAAGTGTCAAATATACCTAGTAGATTTTTTACTGGTACGTAAACATGGTTAAGACTATTGTTTAAATATTTGTCTTTGTAAGCTATAATACCATGTGATGAATAATTTTTAATATGTTTTTCTACTTCTTTATAGTATATCTCATTTGTACCTAAAAATAAATATTTAAATTGTATATCTGATTTAACTGGTTTGTAAATACTAAAGTTTATAATTTTTTCAAATTTTTTTCCTTTACCTTTTGGATATACGTCATAATCACATAGATCAACGACTTTAGTTGGATTGAAATATTTTAATGCAATAGAATATTCTTTAGGATGATTTTCTGAATAGACAGATATGAGAGTACCTTTAAACAGTAAATGTAATGTTAAAAGTTGATCAACTGTATAAGATTTTTTATTTAAATAAGCTAATGTCAACATACTTCTTCCCATTATTAATGTTATATCATTTGATGAGGGAGAGTAAGAATCAAACACCACATTTTCGTATTCTATATAACATTCATTAATAGCATTAATATAGTCTTGTTGAGAAAAATGATGATGTGTCAAAATGATCAATTGACTTTTAATGCCAATTGAGTTAAGATAACAACAATGTTCATAACTATAATGAAATAGCCCATCGCCAGGTTTACTTGTACATACTATATTTACCATTTTCATAATATATTATAACATATTTATGTATAAATATCAATAGAGTAGAGTAGAGAAGAAATGGAATGTGTAATTGAAAAAGGTATATTTTACTCAGATAAACAATGTAATTGCTGACGCAATATTTTTACCTCTAAGTGTAGCGTATATTTGGGAATATTGTAAAACCCAAGTTGACGATTGGGAATTAGGTAACATCTTTTTTGAAAGAGAGTCTATTGATGACTATCTAAAAAAAATAGATAATCCAGACATATTTGCTTTGAGCACTTATGTATGGAATTGGGATATTAGTACAAAGTTAGCAAGAGCTGTAAAAATAAAATACCCTAACTGTAAAATAGTTATGGGTGGTCCACAAGTACCCTACAAACAAGATTGGTTAAAAAACAATACTGACATATGCGATATAATAGTTACATATGCTGGTGAACGAGCATTTTCAGAAATATTAAAAGGCAATTATACTTATCCAGGTATAATGACAGTTAACACATATACGCCACCTAAACCAGATAAAGAAATTAATGATATTCCTAGTCCTTATTTAAGTGGATTGATGGACAGTTTAGTCAAACCAAATAAAAAATATAGTGCGATCATAGAAACAAATAGAGGTTGTCCATATAGTTGTTCTTTTTGCGACCAAGAGTCTTTATATTATAATAAAATAGCTATGTTTGATTATAATAGAGTTATAGGTGAAATAGACTGGATCGTAAAAAATAAAATAGATTTTTTATACTTTGGCGATAGCAATGTTGGTATGTTTAATAGGGATATTGACTTTATTAGATATATTGCTAAATGCAGAAATCAATACGGGTATCCTAGACAAATAGATTATAGTACTGCCAAACAACAACCAAAACGAATTGTAGAACTTGGTAGAATATTAAATGAAGAAGCTAAGATGAGGCGTGGTGTTACAATAGCTTTACAAAGTATGAATCCTAAAACATTGAAAGCTATTAGAAGAATAAATCTTGCAAATGAAAAACTTGAACAGATTGTTAATGACTATAATAAAGCTGGTGTAGATAATTACTGTGAATTAATTGTTGGTTTACCTGAAGAAACTTTAGATAGTTGGATTGAAGGTATTGGTAAAATTTTAGAGTTAGGTAGTGATCATGCTTTAACAGTACATCCTTTAAGTATTGTGCCAAACACACCTTTTTCTGAACCATCATATCAAAAACAATATGGATTAAAATATACTAAAACAGCTGCACCTGCAGGAGGTAATTGTTATCCTAAAGATAGTAATGGTGAAACAGATATGGTTTGTTATGAAAGTAGAAGTTATACAAAAGATGAATATGTGGACATGTATTTTTTTGCAAAAGGTTTAGTTATACCACACCATTATCATGGCGTAAGTCAAATTATAGCAACATATTTAAACCGTGAATACAACATACCTTTTATTGATTATTATAAAGTGTTGTTTAAATATAGTAAGGAAGGTTTGGGAATATTAAATAAAGAATATAAAAATCATACGCAAAGTTTGAAAAACAGTTTATTTAAAAATGAAACATGGGGAAGAACATTAGAGGGTGGCGATGATTTTCACTTACAGGATAATGGAGCTACGGCTTCATTTTTATACAAAAATTTAGATAAAGTTTATAAAGAAATTATTGATATTGTAAAAAAAGAATATAACTTAGATATTACCGAAGCTTGTATTTTTAATAAACATATATTAGACACATATGAAAGAGATAATGATAAAAAAGAATTTAGTAAAAATTGGATAAGTTGGTTTTACAATAGAAAAAAATTAATTGATATAAAAAATGTTGTTTCTGTAACAACTAATAAATATAAAGATATAATAGATCATTCAAAACATTTATTTTGGTGGGGTAGAAAGTCAAAAAGGTGTTTTTTGAAATCAAAGGAGATTATGTTATGATAAGAGTTGGTGATATAATACCAAATAAAACTACCATGCATAAAGATGGTATATTAACTTCGTGGTTAGCCACACACGATTTATTTCAAAATAAAAAAATATTACTAATAGGGTTACCTGGATTATTTTTAGTTGAATATGCAGCCACACATTTAAAAGCATATGAGTTTTATCATTCACGTATAAAAAAGTTAGGTATAGACGAAATATGGTTTACTAGTGTAGATAATTGTTTTGTACAAAATGCTTACTTAAAATCTGAAAATTTAAAACACATAAAGTGTTTACCTGATCCAGATGGTGATTGGGCTCAATCAGTTGGAATGTTAGAAGACATGAGCAGAGAAGGTATAGGTGATAAGTGTAGTCATAGATATGCCATGATTATAGACAATTTAATTATGAAGCATTGTAAATACGAAGATTTTACACATAATCCTATGACGTGTTTTCAAGTATCAGATGCTGATACTATTATCAAATACTTAGAAATTATACAGACAAATTATGAAAGGTGGAATGATGACGCCAGAGACAAAGTTGACGTCCTTGGAAGAGATAAGATTAGCTCCGTATTGTCGTGAGCTTTCATCTCTATGGTATGATAGAAAATATCTATTAGAGCATTTAGAGAGTATAGAAGAAGACAATTGGTATATATTTGATTGTGGCCACATAAGATGGACAGTACATGAAGCATTTAATGCTAGGCGTGAATGTAAAAATTATCCACTAAGTGAGTTTCACTATGAATTGATAAATCTTTTTACACCTGCAATATCTTTTGATACTATTCTATATACACAAACAGCAATAGGTGGTGCACCACCACACCAAGATAGAAATAGACCTACTGCTTTAAATTTTGCAATACAAGGTGAATTTAGTAAAACAAGCCCTCAAATATTTTATGATTCTTTTGATAGGAGTTCAGCAAAGTATACAATGACATATGAAAAAAGTAACATAACAAATGAATTTGCACCTTGGATATTTAAAGGTCCCGAAATACATGGTGTTGAAAATGAAACTGAACATAATAGAGTTATTATTACTTGTGCTTGGAGACATAATACTTATGAAGATATTGAAAAACGTTTAATAGATGGCACTTTAGTAAATTGGGAACAAAACAAAAAAAATAAAAGGATTAAATTCATATGAGTTATGATAAAGCATTAGCACGCCTTTTTACTATGGGTGATTGGTTACAAATGAAAACTCATATTAATACACGAAAACTTATGAAAGAAATTGAGCCGTATAATGACTCATGGAAACCTTATAATTTGAGAAATCCAAATAATAGGTGGGGATTAAGTGTGACAAGTTTAGATGGTAAATTAAGTGGTATACCTGATTTAGATAGTTTACTACAGTATAACAATATACATGGTACACAGATAAGAAATTCTGATATTAACAAGTATACTGAGGTATATAACAATTCTGAAGAATTACAAAAAATAATTGAACCTTGGAAACCTTGGTTAGGTAGATGTCATTTTTTAAAATTAAATACAGGTGGTTATTTTCCTGAACATTATGATATTAATAAAATAGAATATGATTATGATGAAATACGATTTATAGCTTTTATAAACAAGTGTGATAAAAAAGATTTGAAATTCATATATGAAGATACGGTTAGAGATGTAAAAGATGGTCAGTTATTTTACTTTAACGCAAACAAAAGACATTCAGTTTTTAGTACATCGGATGATATTATTATGTTAGTATTTTGTATGAAATTTGATGAACATTTATTTGAAAGACTAATAGAACAATATAGGTATGCATAATGTGGTATCATAAAAAATTAAAATTACAATACGACACAAATGTTTTCAATGACATAATTAAATATGCTGAAAGTGCAACATGGAGAGAAGGGTATGATCGAAATGGTTTACTTTGGAATGTTGAAGAGCTGCCTTTAGATACTAAACAGTTTCCTATACTAAATGAATTGTATGAAGGTCTAAATGCAGAATTTAAAAGACCATCATTTTTTATTAGTAACGTGAAACCTGGTGGGTTGGTAAACCATATTGATCACAACAAGTGGGGCAATCTAGGTATACCTTTGAAAGGTGATTTTGAAAACACACCTCAATACTTCTACGATCAATTCAATCATCCTGTAGAGTCGTTTGTGGTTGATAGTCCTGTTATATTCAATACACGTATGTTACATGCTGTGCCTAGACAGTTAACTGACACAGGACCTCGTTGGGTGTTGATGATGGATTTATTTGAGTGGGTAGATAAACTGTTTAATAAGATTGATAACAATACTATATGGACGGATACAAAAAATTTTAAAAATGCGTAACTTCTATTTTTTACAAATACCTTTAAGCACAGACGCAGCCTATCTACCTCAAGCAGTAGGTACGATCTGGTCTTATTGTAATCAGTTTGAAGAGGTAAATACAAAATATAAACTTGCAGGAGTTTGGTGGAATAAAAAAATAGATATAGTTGATCCTGATTTTGTTGCTGCTAGTTGCTATATGTGGAATTGGAAAATAACATATGACGCATTAAAAGAAATACGAAAAAGGTATCCTAAATGTAAAATCGTTGTCGGAGGACCTGAACCACAATATACATCAGAATGGTGTAAGAAACATCCCGAAATAGATGCTGTTATAGCATACTACGGTGAAGAAACTATGCGTAAGATGTTAGTTGAAGATACATTCAATTTACCTGGTGTTGTTACAAAAGATTTTAATAATGCTTCTGAGGCAGAATATGCTGATCCTAAAATGATACCTAGTCCTTATCTTAATGGTTTTTTTGATAATTTATTAGAAGGTAATACACAAAAGGTTAGAGCTGTTTTTGAAGGCAATAGAGGTTGTCCTTATACTTGTTCTTTCTGTGATATAGGTCACAAAAAATATACAAAAATTCAAATGTTTGAAACAGAAAAATGTTTAAAAGAATTAGAATGGATGTGTAAGAGAAATTTAAGTGCCATTGACGTTGCAGATAGTAATTTTGGTATATTTCCTAGAGATGAAAAGTTTGTTGATTATATTGTTTCGCAGAAAAAACTTGGAAACTTTAATGGTAGATTTATGCCTACTTGGGCAAAAACTCACGGTGAAAAAATAATGAAATTAGCCAAAAAACTACAAGACGCTAGTGTTGACGACACATTTGGGTTTAGTTTACAAAGCACCAATCCCGAAACTTTAGATAAAGTAAAAAGAAGAAATGCGTTTGATATAAAAAGTTTTAAACCTATTATACAAGATTTAAAAAAGTCTGGTGTATCTTCTTACACAGAATTAATATTTCCTTTACCAGGAGATAGTATTCAGACTTTCAAACATGGATTACATGAGATAGTTGACATGCCTTCACCATTTGATATGATACAGATTAATACATTAAGTAGACTTAGTAATACTGAATTTAATACAGGTTTTCCAGAAATGATATGGCAGAATATAAAAGGTACAGCTAAACCTTATAACAATGATGTCATAGATGAAATCGCTATTGCAACAGATAAGATGACAAAAGAAGAAGTGTTTGAAGGCCTTTTCTATAGTAGAAGTTTTTTAATACCCATGTATTGGTACGGATTATCGAAATATATGGCAGATTGTTATTATGAAATTAATAATAATAGAAGTGATCTGTACAAAGATATTTATCAAAATCTATTTAAACAAAAAGTTTTTAACAATCATAAGTTAGATGTAAGAAATCATTATTTTAAAGCTTTAAACGAATATAACGATATTGGATATAAGATACTTATTGATGATATAAATTATTATACAGATACAGCTTACTCTCATTTATTTTATGTTGAAAATAATATATTTGATGTATTAAAAGATATGTATCCAGAATATGATGAAATTATTGATCTTAATAAAAAAGATTTTAGACCAATAGAAAATAAAAAAGAATGGCTAAAAGACATTCATATAAAAGGAAGATTTAGTGAGTCTTGGAAAAAATTATGTTAAATCCTTTAAACAAGTTAATTTGGAATAAAGTACAGGAAATATTTTATTGGAATATATCACCTGAAAGTCCTATAAATCAATTACCATTTACACAAGACTTTATTACCGCTTGTGAAGAAGAATTTTCAATGACGGTAAGAAATAAAGTTTATCCTATTAATTTAGGCAATGTAGATGTGTGGCAATCTAAAACCATGGGAGACTTTGTAAAAGAAATTGATCAACAATATCAAAATAATTATTTCGTAGGTGAAAATGGTACAAGCACAACAGGTGTTGTTGGTACAATTTATGACGTAGAAAATAAACCAATAACAAATAAATGGAATATTAGAGGTAACTCTCTTGTTAAACGATTACAACAAATGCAAAAAAATAATCCAAGTTTATCAATATTGGATATGGGATGTGGTGTTAATGAGTATAAAAAACATTTAAATAATGTTACTGGTGTTGATCCTTACAGACCTGAAGCTGATATATTATCTAAACAAAGCGATTTTGAAACTAATGGTAAAACATGGGATGTGATTATATGTTTTGGTCCTCAAAATTGGTATACCTATGATGAACAGTACAGAAATTTTTTAAAATTAAAAGAGTGTTTAGCACCAAATGGTCTTCTTTTGTGGAGCCATGTTCATCATTACTATAAAGTATTTCAACCAGATCATCAGTATGCACATACATGGATTCATGGTGATATGAAACATGCTCAAAGAAATAGTGCATTTTATTTTTATGATAGAGAGTGGAAATATACGTGGTATTTTAATTGGACTGAACACGCTGTAGAAACTTTAAGTAAACATGTTGGATTATCAATCAATAAAGTTGATTATGATCATTGCAATTTGTATAGACCTCCAATGTATAGACTATTTGTGGAGATGAGTCATGTTTGATGGCATGAACAGATGTTATATAACTGATAAATATAAAAGATTATTAAATTGAGGTAAATTATTATGATGAGATTATTGATTTTATTATTGTTTATATCAAGTTATGCCTTTTCACAGGAAACTTGTAGTTGGAATAACAATACACCATGTGTTGTTATAGCAAAATCAAATATTACAAATTCAAACGATTTAGGTGACAAAATTACACCATCATCTATTATAACAAAAAAAGATATTGAAAAATACAACCTTATAGACTTACCAAAAGCATTAAATTTTATTCAAGGATTAGATATATCACAATCTGGCCCTACAGGTCAACAAGGTTCAGTTTTTTTTAGAGGTACAAACTCGAATCATGTATTGGTTTTATTAAACGGAATACCTATAAATGATCACTCAACTCCCACTGGCGCTTTTGATGTTGGACAAGATTTTATGTATAGTATTCAACAAATAGATGTATATAAAGGCTCATCGGGAGCTCATTGGGGTGCAGATGCTGTAGGTGGTGTTATAAATTTTAGAACCACAGTAGACTATTCTAAAAAAATAAATGTATCAGGTAACAATAATGATAAAACGTTAAATGGTAATTATTTTACTAGTTTAAATGGATATGATTTATCAATAACAGCAGGACAACATAAGTCTAAAAATATATCAGCACTATCAGGTGCTGATGAAAAAGATGGTACTGAAAATAAATCAGTATCAGTAAATGTTAGTAAATGGTATAACGATATTAATTGGAGAACGAGTTTTTTTACAAGAAATACATTTTCTGAGTTAGATGGACATAATGTTCTTGTACAAGATGGTAAGTGGTCTGATAATAACTTTTATGCTTTACAAACAGGATTAGATTATAAAAATACAAGTCTAACTCTACATACACACGAATATGATAGAATTTATGATGATGCTAATTATAAAAGTGATAACTATACAATAAAGGCCACACAACAATATGATAATTTTGGATTTGGTTTTGATTATAAACATAATCAATCTTTATCTCAAACACAATGGAATAATTACGCAGGTAATCATCACAATTTTGGATATTTTTTTAATGCTTCATATAATATATTTTCATATCATCATAGATTTGACGAAGAACATGAAACTTATAAGTTAGGATTTTTTAAAGAATTAGAAGACGGTTTGAGTTTAAGTGGCAGCACATCTACAAGTTATAAAGATAAAACTCAATACACAACTATTGAATATGGTGACTCTCAGGAATTGACTTTGACTAAAAATAATTTTTCAACAACGATATTTAAAAATGATATAGGTAATTTAAACACAGACGGTATAGAATTTGCATATGGTGAAAAAGATTTTAAAGTATTTGCAAGTCATTTGAACAGCAAAACTGGCGATGCTGTGTCCTTGAGAAGACCTAACTGGTCTGTTGGTTTTATGCATAACTATGACTTTAAAAACAACTTTTCTTTAACTACAAATTATAAATTTAAAGGTGAACATTTAGATATACATAACTCTAACTGGTCAACTATATCTATGCCTGAAACACATTTACTAGACTTAAATTTAGGCTACAATTATTACGGTATACAATTCGGTGTAAGTCTTAATAATCTGTTGAATGAAAAGTTTGAGTCACCTCATGGATTTAACCAAGAAGGTAGAAAGTTAACTTTAGGATTTAATAAATCATTTTAATATGATTGATCTCATACTTTGGGCTGTCATTGGTACTATAAGTGGTATTATATTTGGTATTATACCAGGTGCAGGACCATTTGTTGCTACAGCAGTTTTATATCCATTTTTAACTGATATAAATGTGGTTAATGTGATGATGTATTATATCACAGTACTAATTGCTACAAATTATACTAATAGTGTGACCGCTATACTTTATGGTATTCCTGGTGATGCTACTGCTATAAGTACAGCTCGAAATGGTCATAGACTATTCTTAAAGGGATTTGGCAGTTTAGCTGTATCAAGCAACGCTATCAGTAGCACAGTGGGTGTAATATTAGCTACTACTGTTTTTGTTTTAGTATTACCAAATATAATCGAAATATTTAAATTTTATAATAGTATCATTCAAACAATTGTTGTTTCAGCTGCAATAATATTAATCACATTATTAACTAAACAAAATAAACTAGTTACTATTTTATTATTTTTATTTGGTGGTATTATTGCAAAAATAGGTATTGATCCTATAACCTTTGATAGTTTTCTTGTTTTTAATAATTCTTATTTAGCTATAGGAATACCATTTGCAAGTGTGATGATAGGCCTATATATTGTGCCTGAGTTGACAAGATATAAAAAATTTAAAATTGAGATTCCTAAACGTATAAATAATTTTACAGTTGGCAAAGATACAACCAATTCTACATTACTAGGCAGTTTTATAGGATTTTGGTGTGGTCTAATACCAGGTGTTACAAATATTCTTGGCAGTTATGCTAGTGCAAGTATAGTTAAAAAGTTTTTTAAAAAACCTGTACTTAAAAGCATTGCGGCCGCAGAGGCAGCTAATAATAGTGGTGCTCTTAGTTCACTTTTGCCTTTGCTTATCTTAGCAATACCAATCACAGGTAGTGAAGTGCTAATCTATTATATAATGTTAGAAAGTGGTTTTACTTTTAATGCTAAAAATACAGTAGAAAATTTAAAAGATATAATTTATATTATTCCTTTTGTTACTGTTTTTTGTTTGTGGATTAGTTGGTATGGCTTTAATCTGTTAGGAAAAATTGCATACTTCTATAAAAAATATAGACACTATGTTAATTTAATCCTCCTTTCTACTATCAGTACAGTAAGTATCTTAATATTTTCCATACATGAATGGATGTTTTTTTGTATACTTTCACTCTCAGTAATCGGATATTTAATAAAACGTTGGGATACAACTCCAATTATATATGGATACTTTCTTAGCGATTTATTTTACGAAAATTTAATAAGAACATTAATAATAATATAGGAGAAAAAATGAAAAAAATAATGTTAATAATAATGAGTATGTTTATAACAACTTCTTTGTATGCTCAAATACAAATAATAAATCCAGGCTCACAAGAAGGTGTGTTTAGACAAATACTTTCAACTATAGGTGAAACAACTGAACATAACTTTATCCAAGCAGATAATCCAATTACTGCATTTTCACATATTAGTAAACAAAGTAATCCAGTATTGACTGTTTGGTCAAGTGAATGGCCAGGCGACCCGTCATTAAAAAGTCCAAAAGTTACTAAAGATAATGTAGTTGCTTTAATGACCTATGAAACACTTATGTGTAGTAGACAATACAATTCTTTAGAAGATATGGAAGGACAAACCGTAAAAATTGCTACATGGGGAAGTGAACCTGTTGCAAAATTTTTAACAAAATTAGGTGCAAAATATAATGTTAATTTTGTCGTTGTACCTTATTCTGGCAGCGGAAGTACAACAAAAGGTTATATCGGAAAAGATGCTGATACAGTCTTTACAATTACTTCACGTCAAGCCGCATTAGAAGAAGATGGTTCAACTAAATGTATTGCCTTTTCTGAAAAAGGTCAGTTAGGTTTTAGATTTGTTGATGCTATTATTGTTGTTAATGCTGACACAACCTTAACAAACAAATTACGTTCTACTTTAACTAACATCTCTACTTCTACCGAGTGGAATAGTAAATTTAAAGGTTCTGTAACTTATGTAGGTGGCACAGAATCAAATATTAATATGTTTGATGAAGCTGTAGTTAACTTTAGTAAGTAATACAATTCTGTAAGAGCTGATTGGCATCTTTATAATTGTCAAACAGCTCTTGCTGACTTTTACCAGTAATATTAAGATTTACATTAAACTTTTTATTTTGTAAATTTTGAAACTCAGGTATTTCCATTTCGACTTTTAATTTTTTATTGAGATAGTTAAAGTACTTTTCAACTACTTCTATATTTTTTATTTCTTTAATTATGCCAGGTTTTAATTGTGTGCAACCCCACAGTAAATGATTTGTGATTTCTGGCTCTTTATCGTTACCTATATTGTTAAATATATTATTACCAGGTAACTTGTCTAATATATTAATAAACTGTCCCACTCTAGTATTAAAATCTATTGCAATTAGTTTATCGTCTGATATATGAAAGTCGGGACCTGCAAAATATATCTCTTTAACTTTTAATTTATCAACTATAGTTTGAATATAATTATACATTACTTTATGTTGTTCATCATCTACTTGTTCTACAGGTATGGACCATACTGCCATATCTTTAGCAATATCACTTTTTTTACTATTAGAGTGTTGTTCAATAGGATTTTTATTAAAGTCTAATATGTCTCCGTATTTTACTTTAGCATTTCTAACATAAAATAAACAATTCACTTTACCATTTTTGATATATCCATACGGTGATATAGAAGGCTCTTCAGACCAATAGTATTCTTGTGCCATAATTTTACAAGGAATATAATTAAAGTTTTCATTTTGAATACCTGTTTTATTAATTTCAAAAAAATCATTATGATAATTTAAGTTACTTAAATGGCTTAAAAAATGATGTTTATTATTCCATCTTCTATACTCTATTATTGGTGTGTTTTGATCTGATTTTGGATAAAATGAATTACTGCCTGTACCAATATCAGGTTTTGTAAAAAACTCTTTGTTATTAAATATATCCAATTGATTATGAAAAGTTGGTGTAATACTTTTAGGCACATTATTTGCTAAACCAATTGTTCTACAAAAGTCGTCAAGTTTTTGTTTGTTACTAAAAACTTCAGCTGCAAAAGCAGACATGTTGCTTATTCCGTAATAACTTTCTAATTGTGCTTGAATAGGAAAAAGATTTTCACTCACACAAAATATTTTATCGCAGGATGTAATTTCTTTTGTAATTTCTATGATGTCAAATTTTTTAGATACGACTAATTTGTTTATGTATTTAATAAATGGTTTAAATTTATCACCTGATTTGTTTGGAATCACATCACAAATTAACGTAATGTGATTTTTTAAATTTGCTGAAATTAATCCTTCAATTTTGTTTAAACTTCTTTTGTGAGAAATAATGACAATGTTCATAATATAATTTATATAGTAATTAATTAACTATTTCTTCAGACAAATTTTTATCAATTTTTGGTAATTTATTTCTATTTTCTATCCATCTGTTAGCATCATCTCCACTATTAAAAACTTTAATTACTGTAACAGTTTTTTTATCATCTAATAAATATGATGAGTCTTCAAGTAAATACATATCGTCATTTAATTTGTAGCTATTAAGAGCGTCCATATCATTATTACCTGCATTTTTAAAAAACTCATGTACAGATTCGTAAGTCTGTTGTGGATTTACGATATTTTTATATTTAAATTTTATTGTTTTTAACATAATTGTAACCTATTTTTTTATATAACTTAATATATTTATATATAAATAGTACTATGGCAGCAGTAGCAAATTTAACGATAGATCAAGGTGCTTCTTTTAGTTCATCTGTAACAGTAAAAGACGCAAATGGAGAACCATTTGATTTAACTGGTTTTACAGCAGAAGCTAAAATGGCGTTGGGTTATACTTCGACAAGAACAAGAACCACAATAACAACGACATTTGATGCTGATAGAACAACAGGTATTATTAATCTATCTTTAACTGCAGCTCAAACTGCGGCCTTAGACGCTCCTGCTAGATATGTTTATGATATAGAAATAACATACACGGCAGATAGCTCGGTAACAAGAGTCATAGAGGGAATTATAACCGTACGACCTAACGTGACTATATAAAAAAATGAAACAACATATATGTTAAGGAGTAAATAATGAGTAGTAAAAATATTACAAAACAAGCAGATACTACAGAAAACGTACCTACTATTACAATTAATGGTAAGGAATTTAAACAAACTGATTTATCCCAAGTCTGTTTAAATGCAATAGCAATAAGACAAGATTTACAGGCAAGTAGAGTTAGGCACGTCTTAGAAGTAGAAAAAATAGATGTTTTAACAAAATATTATGATGAAAAAATTGAAAAAGAAATAGCACCAAAAGATGACAAGTCAAGTTCAAATGATACAACTCAACCATCTAATGAAGCAACTGCATCAAATCCAGCATAATATTAAATAAATTACAACATATATCTTCTTCATTATATAAATATTATAAATATAAGTATCTTGTATAAAAAGAGGGTATATGGCAAATATAACTGCAAAATTAAATGCAACTACAGCTTCAGGACCTAAACAGGTTTCTGTAACTGTTCCTGCAACTACAACAAAATTAAATAGATTACAAGATGTAAATGTAACATCATTGTCTGATGGTGCATTATTACAATATGATGATGCAACTAAAAAATGGACAAGTAGAAATGATATAATAACCGATACTGGTGGTGATTTGATTTTAAACGGCGGCACATTTTAATAGGAGAGAGAATAAATGGCAACAATAATCAAAATAAAACGAACTACAGGCGCAACAGCACCTAGTGGTTTAAATCAAGGAGAGTTGGCTTACGTTTATGACACATCCCAAACCAATAATGGTGTAGGTGGTAATGGTTATAGACTTTTTATAGGTGATCCAACTTCAACATCAAATTCACCAATCGAAATTGGTGGTGAATATTTTACAAATCTTTTAGATCACGCACACGGAACAGTAACAGCTAATTCAAGTGTTATTGTAGACTCTAGTAAAAAAGTTGATGAGTGGAATGTAGATAATTTAACACTAGACGGAAACATTATTGGTTCTACAACAGGTGATATAGTTTTAAGTTCATTTGGAGACATTGACGCAAATTCAAACACAATTAAAAATGTTGTTGATCCTGTAAATGCTCAAGATGCTGCTACAAAGGCATATGTTGATACACAACTAACGGGTTCACAATTAGAATTTGCTGGTGATACTGGTGGTACACTTTCTATAGATTTAGATAGTGAAACATTATCTATACTTGGTGGAACTGGTATTGAAACTTCTGGTGCTACAAATGATTTAACAGTAACTCTTTCCGATACAGCTGTAACTCCAGGTTCTTATGGTTCAACCACAGCAATTCCAACATTCACAGTTGATCAACAAGGTCGATTAACAGCCGCAAGCACAGTAAACGTTGCCACAACTCTCTCTACTGCTGCTGAAACTGGTACGGGATCGGTTGATCTTCTTTCAGACACTCTTTCAATTTTAGCAGGAGAAGGTATCAACACAGTTGCTAGTGGAACAAATATTACTATCTCTGGAGAGGATGCTTCTGATACTAACAAAGGTATTGCTTCCTTTTCAGCTGCTGACTTTGATGTTACATCAGGCGATGTTTCATTAGAAGATACAGTTGTTAAAACTGTTACAACAGATAGTGGTGCAATGACACCAGCTTCACACTCGTTCTCAGTATTGGGTGGAGAAGGAATGGATGTCACTCATACAGGATCAACAATTACTATTACAGGAGAAGATGCTACTTCATCTAACAAAGGTGTTGCATCTTTTGACTCTACTGACTTTACTGTTACATCAGGTGCTGTTGCTGTAAATGCAATTACACTTGGTTCTTCATCTTTAAATCCAGGTGCAACAACAACTGATATTGCAGGATTAACATCTTTAGTTGTTGACAATGTTAGTGTAGATGGTTCAACTATCACATCAACATCTGGTGATTTGACGTTAACTGCTACAAGTGGTGATATTGATGTTAACTCAAATAAAATTGTAAATGTTGCAACACCTGTAAATGATACAGATGCTGCTAACAAAGCATACGTTGATGCTGCTAGAACAGGATTAGATGTAAAAGGATCTGTTAAAGTTGCTACAACAGCAAACATTACACTTTCAGGAACACAAACAATTGATGGAGTTGCCCTATCAGTTGGTGATAGAGTTCTTGTTAAAAATCAAACAACTGCAAGTGAAAATGGTATCTATGTTGTTGCTTCAAGTTCATGGTCAAGAGCTACTGATGCTGATGAAAATGCTGAAGTTACTTCAGGAATGTTTACATTTGTTGAACAAGGTTCAGTTAACTCTGATACAGGTTTTGTACTTACAACTGACGGTGCAATAACAGTAGGTTCTACAGACTTAGACTTTACATTATTCTCTGCTTCAGGTACTTTAATTGCTGGAGATGGTTTAAGTAAAAACGGTGATACATTAGAAGTTAATGTTGCAAATGGTCTTCAAATTGCTTCAGACAACGTAGAACTTGCTTCTTCAGTTGCTGGAGATGGTTTAACATTCTCATCAGGAGTTATTGATGTAGTTGGTACTACAAATAGAATAGATGTAAGTGCTAACGCAATTGACATTTCGTCTTCTTACATTGGACAAAACACAATTACTACACTAGGTACAATTACTCAAGGTATTTGGAATGGTGATGTTATTAATGAAGTTTATGGTGGTACTGGACAAAATTCATACACTACTGGTGATATTTTATATTCAGATGGTGCAAACTCACTTGCTAAATTAGCATTAGGTGCTAATGGTAAGATTTTGCAATCAAATGGTATGAATGTTACATACGGAGATATTGACGGCGGTACTTATTAATAGTCGTTAATAATAAAAAAATATGGCGACTGTTATAAAATTAAAACGAGGTACTGTTACACCAACTACAAGTGATATTGTAAGTGGTGAGGTTGCAGTTGATACCTCGGCACAAAAATTTTATATTAACGATAGTGGTACCATAAAGGAAATTGGTGGTGGTATTGGTGGTGGTAGTGGTAATTCTTTTACGACTATATCTGTATCTGGTCAATCTGATATTTCAGCAGACTCAAGTACAGATACATTAACAGTTGTTGGTGGTGGATTAAATGTTGTTACAACTGATGCATCAACTGATACGTTAACTGTTGGCACATCAAGTGGTATAACATTTGTAAAAAGAAATGGAACATCTACTTATATAGATCCTAGTACAACAGGATCCACATTAGGTACAGCTGTTACAAGTCTTTATATACCATTTACTACAAGAGGAGGAACATCTAAATCAACTTTGGTGTTAGCGTAATATGGCAGATCAAGTACCTATAAAAGGAATATTTAACGGCAGTGGTGATCCCACAGGTCTTGCTGAATTTACAGTTTCAGATACAATTGGTTATGCTGATGGTGGTACTGGTCTTAATACACTTGGTACTGCTGGACAAATTTTAAAAGTAAATTCTGGTGCTACAGGATTAGAGTGGGGAAGTATAGTAGCAACAATAGACATTGATAATGCCACAGATTTAACAAGCTCAACTCTTGTTTCAAGTGATCAGATTTTAATATCAGATGGTGGAACTGAAGGTAGAGTTACATTATCACAATTAGATACTTTGTTCTCTGGAACTACTCAAACACTTACAAACAAAACTTTAACATCACCAGAGATTGATATTATCACAAGTACAACAGGTAATTTTGCAATAGATGCTACTAACACTATTATATTGGATTCTGACTCAGGTACTATAGCGTTTAAAGATGGAGGATCACAGTTTGGTGCAATTAACAGATACGGTGATAGTATAAGAATAGCTGCAAGTTTATCAGACGGTGACATAGTATTTAGAGGTAATGATGGTGGTGTGGGTATCTCAGCATTAACTTTAGATATGTCTGAGGCTGGTAATGCTATTTTCAACAATAATGTAACAGTAGGAAATGATTTAGTTGTAACAGGTAACATAACAGTTGGATCAGTTTCAAATACAGAATTTCAGTATTTAGATGGAGTAACAAGTAATTTACAAACACAATTAGACAACAAAGCGTCAACGGGATTTGCTATTGCAATGGCGATTGCGCTTTAGAAATGAATAAATAGTAATATGGCACAAAATTTTAGAAGATATACAGCACGAAACGTTGGAACCTCAGCGAGTACACTTTTTACAGCAGATACATACGATACTATAATTGGTATAGGTTTATCAAATACAACTAATGGACAGATTATTGTTGATGTTTACTTAACGGATGCTGATACTTCAAATGATGTTTACTTAATAAAAAACGCACCAATACAGAAAGGTGGTACTTTACAGTTAATTGATGGAGGAGCTAAATATGTAGTAAAAAGTGGAGATGCTTTAAAAGTTATTTCTGATACTACATCTTCAGTTGATGTAATTGTAAGTACTGTAGATGATATTTCATCATAATAATTTATGGCATACATAGGTAATAATTTTTCTGGACAAGACGCATTATCAAACTTTGAATCTTTATCTACAAGTATTTCAAGTAATTACTATTTAGATTTAGGTGGAGGAGAAACTACGTTGTCTTCAACTCCTAGTGATGCTTTTGGGGTGTCTTTACCAACAGTAACATCTGATGCTAATGATTATCAATATTATAGATTAAATTTTGGGAGTATATCATAAAAACAATTATAAATAATGATAGAGTTATTTGTTAAAAAAAAGTTTAGAGAGGTTAGATAAATGCCAACAATATTACAATTAAGAAGAGGTTCCACTGCTGAAAATGATGCCTATACAGGTTCGGTTGGTGAGATAACTGTAGATACAACTCTTAGCACCG